GGCCTTGTCTGGTCAGGTGGAAGTAGATGAAGAAGATATGTACGGTGATAGTCCAACAACTTTTGAACCCGTATATCCCGGTCTTGCGTATAAGACTTATGATTCAATAGAGGCCTTGGCTACTGCCATTAAGCAAGGCAAAGTTAGCAGGATATTATATGCAGGCTACGATGTTGGCAGGTATGAAAATGCTAGTGAGCTCATGATCATAGAGGAGCTTAGAGATCATAACGACTTTCAAATGGTGCGCCATACATCCGGCGGCAGGGGTATGGAGTTCGATGCTCAGCAGAACATGTTGGAAAAAACAATGTCTATGCTTCCTATTAGAACCCTCGCCATCGACAGTACTGGCATAGGCAAGCAACTTGGTGAATACATGAAGAAGCGCTTTCGTAGCCGAGTTGAGTGTATAGATTTTAATATCGGTAATAAACAAGACATGGCCGTCGAATTTAAGATCAGGTTGGAAGAGCAGCTAATTGGATATCCTTTTGACAAAACATTGGTTAAACACATACATTCAATCAAGCGTGAGATATCTACAGCTAATCAAGTTAGGTTTGTGGCTGAAGAGATTGGTGGCGATCATGGCGATAAGTTTTGGGCATTGGCAATGGCTTCTAAGTGTGGCTCTCCAATAAGATTGCTTAGAAGTAAATTTAGAGCTCAATCTTCTGCTGTACCTAAGACTTCTAATGTTATACCGATAGATAGCAAAAGAAAGTTTCCAAAGAATAAGGATGAGTATGTATTGCCTAAAGGCGTTGAAAAGCCACCACTGCATTCTGGAATGATGGTAGTCGGAGGAGCCATATGAGACAAGTTATGTTGAGAAACCCAAACAGCGTAGCCGTAACACCTGCGGATATTAGAAGGTTCAGGAAAGACGGACGAAGCCTTATAAGCATGATGCGTAATTCTGGCATAAAAAGAGACGAGCGTGACAAAATGCGTGTTTTTCTAGCGAATGCAGAATACAGCATGAAGGTTAATCGCAAGGGCATGTTTAAGGAGATGACAAGAGGTGCCCATCCGACTTTCATGAATCAATTTGGTATGGAGACATTTGGTGTCTACAATCCAGACAGAATTCCAATTAGTACCTATACCAAGATGAAACAGGATTCGCAAGTGGCGCTCGGGCTAGCCGTTATAAAGATGCCTCTTGAGGGTTTGTCTCGCACCGTGGAGTGTGAGGATAAAGATGTTGCGGAATTTGTAGATGAAGCTCTTAGTATGATATGGACTAGGCTCATCAAGTCAATGCTAACATCTGTTGATTATGGCTTTGCCAGCCACGAGAAAGTTTGGTGGCTATATCCCATGGACGTTTATTCCGTTTCTGGAACTGGTCGTAGAAAAACTCATTTCAAAGGCATGGGCGAGGTCTACAAGAAAGTTAAAGCCCATTACCCTGAGACTATAAGAATTAGGGTGGACAAAAAGACTGGTGATTTTTTAGGCATTGTGCAAGACATAGGGGGCGGCGAGCCGCCTGTGCCTTTAGATAAAGATAAGTGTTTCTTCTTCGCTCAGGAAGATGAGTTTGGTAATTACTATGGAGGTAGCAGGCTTAAGCAGGCATACAAGCCTTGGTACTGGAAGGAGATTATGTACCAATTCATGCTCCGGTACTTTGAAAGACGCGGTAGTCCTCCTACTACGGTAACTTTCCCGCCTGGCATAAACCAAGATGCGGCTGGCAATGAAGTGGATAATGCAGAGATTGCTTTGCAGATAGGGCAAAGCTTAATAGAGAATAGCGTTGTAACCCTGCCATATGAGGAAACCAAAGATGGCCGCGATACCATGTGGAAGGTGAAATATTTGGAAGATGACCAACGCGGCCCAATGTTTATTGAGTGCATAAACCACCTTGAAACTCAAATACTCCGTGGCTTACTTGTGCCAGAAAGAGTTGTAACGCAAGACATTGCCACTGGTAGTTATAGTATGGCCGCTTCACATGCAGAGGCATTTCTGTTGGCACAGGAAGGTCTTATAAACAATATGGAGTCCGCAATAAATCACCAGATAGTGCCGCCGCTTGTGCAGTTCAATTTCAAGCCTAAATCATGGCTGTCATGCAAGGTGCACATTGAAGAAGTGCAACATGATCGCAAAAGGTTACTTAAGGAAATATATATAGAGATTATTAGGAACCTAACAACACTCGCCAGAGCTGGCAAGGTTCCTAATGTTTTGCCTAGCCTTAGTGAAATGGCTAGCATCCTTAAGATACCCACTGCAAGGTTTGAGGAAGAATATCTGACAATACCCGTTGATGGAACTGCCGGTGGCAATGGAGGGGGCGTGAATAATCCACCTAGCAAAGGAGATGACTTGCCTGAGAATCTAGATGTAAAAAAGAAGAAGACCAATGGCAAGGGGAAGGTAGTTCCAATAAGGCGTAAAGCGGCCCTGATCAAGCGCACCCCTGTTGTTTTAGAGTAAAATTTTTTTATGCTATGGCTTTCTTTGTGGTTTTTCTGTTGAAGTGAAGCCAACTTAGAGTATGCGATTTGTGTAAATTCGCTAGAACATGTAATAGGGTTGTAAATTGTTGCACTATAAACTGTTACATGTGGACTAACCTACTGGAAAGGAGGATTTGATGTGACTGATGTAAATCTTGTAAACTACCCGTTGTTAAGGGATCTGCAAAGGATGCCTCTGTCTAATTTGTTTGAGATGGAAGTGCATGCTGGCGCAGTGGCAACGAGCTATGTCAACCTTAAGCGCAGGCCCCTTGATGGCAACACTGGTGTTGTCGCAGTCATTGCCATTGATACTTCAGGGGGGACCGTCAAGAATTGCGTGGAGACTACCGACTATACCATTAGTGGCAGGACGCTGACTTATAACAGTGATCTGTCTGGCTATGAGGCAGTCATTATCTTATACCAGCACGAAGGTATTTGGTCTTCCTCTTCCAGCAGTAGCTCAAGCACGCCCTAACGGTGTGGATAATTAGGTAGCGAGGAGGGACAAGATGTTAGACAATGTGAGAACATTTGGCGAGATCAAATTATCCTTAGCCACCATGGATGCTCGCCAGGCTCACCAAGACATCCATTTCCTATGGCGTCTTCGTAGAGGGTTGTCTTTTTTGCTCGCGGATGGTAGTGAGGAAAATCCTACCTACAAAGTAACCGAGCAAGACTTGATGAAACTGCACGAAGAAGTTGTGGCAGATATGATTGCCAGAGGTAGTGGGCATTGGTTTGATTCTTTTGAATCTGCTCTTGATATGAGCTTGCCCGAAGAACTTAAGCTTGCATCAGATGGATACGATCCTCCTGGTGGCGGTGGATTATTGAAGTTAACCGAAGAAGACCTGGAAGAGCGAAAGATCTACGAAGATTGTCGTGGTCTTGAGTCTTGGAAGGCACCCACCAAACGCAAAGATGTTCCTGCCAGCCATTTCTTTGATTCCAAGAATAAGAAATACCCCTACAAGAATCCTGATGGTTCCATCAATTGCGGGGGAGTGTTGGCTGCGAAGCGTATGGCCGCTGGAGCCAGAAGCGGCAAGAAAGCTACGCCTGCCATACAAGCCAGGATCAATCGTGTGTGGGAATCTACTTGTGGCGGTGGCGGTAAGGATAAGGACAAAAAGAAGAAGAAGTAACATTAACTCGATAAGGAGGTAGTGCTGTGGATTTACAAAAATTCTTCAGTTTTGTTCCGTTTGACACCGCACTTGCCAGTTCCGAGTCGGACGACAACCTTGTCGAAATTGAGATGTTGAGGGTTGGCAAGTTTAACCATCCAAAATATGGTGAACTTGATATAACCCTCGATTTTCTTCAGAGCTTGGTTGACAACTACGACAACAATGTTCTGAACAGAGACATCAGTTTCGACTGGAACCATGAGCGCAAACAGGCTTCGGCCTGGCTCAGGGGCCTTACTGTTGTTGACGAAGTGCTGGTTGGCACGGTGGAGTTTACGCCGAAAGGCAGGGAAAGCGTTGAAGATGGCGAGTATGGCTACTTCAGCGTGGAGTATGATGACGATTATGAGGATTCCGAAACCGGCGAAACCTTCGGCCCTGCGCTGATTGGTGGAGCCTTAACCAACCGGCCATTTATCAGTGGCCTAAAGAAGATTGAGTTTGAGACACCAGAAGAAGACTCAATCAAATTATTCCAACTGGAGGAGGGCAATATGTCACAGGAAAAGAAGAAAAAGCCCGACGTCAAAAGGACGCCTGCACTCCAAGACGATGATCTGCAAAAGCAGTTGGAGGCCTCACAGGGGCAGGTGAAAGACCTGGAGGAAAAGATCACCGCACTGGAGAAAAAGCTTGAAGGTGGCGGCGAGGGCAACAAGGAGCTTGAAGAGCTTCGCGACCTCATGAGCGCCCAGAAGGAAACCATCAAGACCCTTAAGGGCGAGGTGGAGACTCTCAAGAAGGAAAATGAAGAGTCGGCAAGCGAAGCTCGTAGGCTTACGGTTGAAACCAAGTGCGAGGCCTTTATGACCAAGGACGGACACCATCCTGGTGTGGTTGAGGTTGTAAAGGAAATCATGCTCGCTGCTA